GACAGCGGAGGGGTTCGGGTTATCGATCCCCAAGGTGCCGATCGTATGCCAGACATTGTTCGGGTCGGTGAGTGCGAGGCTTCCCGATCCTGAGAAATCCCCGCGTGCGGATACAGCGTTATAGTCCAAGTTCGTTGTCCCGAAGACGGCGTTGTTGATGACTGCGCTGCTGATATCCGCCCAAGATATCTGCACGCCGGAGAGCTTCAGCACTCCATTCTCGTACACCATGGGAAGCGTGTACTGGTTCCCATCGGTGACCACGAACTGATCCGCCAGGATGGCGAAGCGCGTGCGCTGGACGCCATTGACGGTATAGAGCTCGAGGAAGAAGCCGGTTTCCTTGTAGGCTTGCGCCACGGTGCCACGGATGGCGACAGAATACCGGGCATCGACGCCGGATTGATTGGCCGACAGGGTGAACTTCACCAGTCCCTGAGCGGAGACATCCCCAACCGCGACATTCAGCGTATCTACGGTTTCGGCGAGAGCCTCGGTCTCGTTCGAAAGCGCGGTGATCCGCTGGCCGACGGCGGCCATGCTGTCGTCAAACTCGGTCTCGAGAAGCGTGATGATCTCCGCCAAGGCCTCGTCAGCCGTGACGCGAACCCGCCGCTCCTCGATGATCTGGGCAAAGGCGCGTCCGACTTCCGCCCGCATCTTGGAGCGCTGCACCTCCCCAACCGCTCCATCGAGCGAGAAGTTGGTGAGCGTCTCCATGATCATGTTGAGCGCCTGCCGGTTATCGGCCTGGATCTCCGCGAAGCGATCGAGCACCTCCTTGTTGAGGTTCGCCAGATAGACCTCAATGTCCTCGTTTCCGCTAGCCAGTGACGTCGCCGTCTTGATGCTTGACCATACTGTCGGGCGACCCGGCGCAATCAGCCTGTGCTGGAAGCTGTAATTGGTCTCGCTGACCACGCCTTCCTGCAACAGCGTCATGGTGATGTCGGCCTGAACGTTCTTGGTGAAGACGTTGTCCGGCTGGGCTGTCGGCCACCAGCGAAATTGAATGCCGGTGACGGACACGTCATCGAACGGTGACCACGACATGCGGAAGGCCGCAATCGTCCGGCCGTCGTCGCTCATGGCGAGAACCGGAATAGGCGTCCAGTCCGGCAACTCGTTCAAATAGACCGGCTCACCGCTCGGGATCGGGATCACCGGCGGCAAGACCCCTGCCCCGGCATAGATGTCACCGCTGCGTTCCTGAAGCGACAGCGCCACATTGCGCGGCCCATCACTGGTCAGGGCACGGATCGACCGGCTCTGGACGATATAGACCCGGCTGCCATACCGCTCGGAGTTCCATTCCACCCAGTCACCGACCTGGATATCCTGAAAGTAAGGACGCAGCACGATATCCGCGGTCGCCTCGAACCGGTTCTCGTTGTAGTAGATCGAGGCGAGCTGATTGGCCTGCCGCTTGGACGGAACCGTGCCGAAATCGATCGGCATGTCACGCGTGCGACGATCGAGCGCTACCTGTGTCGGATTCGTCTGGGTATCGTATCCGGCCGGGCTCCACATGTTGGACGGCTCCGGATAGGTGCCGCCAACCGAGTTGACGAGGTCGGCCATCGATCGCCGGCGCTGGAACCGAACGTTCTCCCCGGTGATCAGGTCGTCATCGGTGAAGGTGGCCACGATCGGCTGAGCGGTTCCGATGAGCGGCCAGGAGCCCTCGACGCTGTCGATGACCATGCCGCCGCAGGACTGCATCAGGGCGTCGATATTGTCGCCGTGATCGACATCGCAATCGAGCAGCACCGAGCAGCGATAGCGCTTTTCTCCTTGCACGATCTCATCGCAGATATTCGCAGCCACCGCATACTTGTCGAGCGGCAGGTCTTCCGGGTCCATGCCCATGCCGCAGAACATGTCATTGTTCCACGAGAAGCCGCGCCGGTAATTGTAATCCATGACCACCGGGTTTTCGGTGAACTCATAGGTGGCGTAATTCCCCCAGCGATGCGGGCCGGAACCACCGACCGAGCTATCCTTTCGGAAGTCATATAGGCGAGCGCCGCGCAGCTCGAAGAAGAAGTCCGGGAAGCTGTTGAGCTTCTCCTGGTCATAGGTGAGCTTCGCGATCAGATAGCATTGGCCATGACCCACATGCTCTTCCGTCCAGCGTCCGGTCGGGTTCGCCTTGTCGACCAGATCGTCATCCGCCGAAACCTGCGTTCCCTCATAGAAAACAAAGCTCATCCGGCCGGCATAGTCACCGCTTGCGACCGTGAATGTTTTGCCGCCATCGGTCGTTTCGAGGCTCAACTGCTTCCCGCCGGCCCAGATCTTCGACAGCCCGTCACAGGGGAAGTCGGAAAACACATAGACCTGCTGCAGGAACTTGTTCGAGCTGCCATAGGTGTTGACATAACAGTCATGGCCGGCAATCCCGACATAGCCACAGGCGACCTTGCGGCTGACGCTCTCACCATACTCACGGTCGAACTGCGTGCCGGATGACTTCTTGGCAGCCTTCTTCGCACGATCGGCCTGGATTTTGCCGACGACGAAGTTAAGACCAAGCCCAATGACGGCCTTGCCAATAATCCCAAGGCTGCCGATCGCGGAACCGATCGCGCCAATCACAGGTGCCAGAAAGCCCATCAGTCTACCTTGAATGCACGAGTGACAGCGGAGGCCGGGAGGAACTGGACAGGGCCGCCGTGGGCGCGTGTCATGAAGCCGATCGCCGTGAACACGCCGCCGGAAAACTGGTCTTCCCGCTCGATCACGCCGATATCGCCGCGCTGGGCCATCAGGACGCCGATTTCCGGGAACCTCGCGGCGAATGCCTGGGCTACGTTCTCAAAGCCGTGCCTGCGCAACTTCTTGCCCGCTCCGGCCTCGGTCTTGTAGCCGAGTGCAGCCGGGTACATCCGCTCGCCTATGACCGCCTCGACTGCATCGTCGGGGATCATGTAGCAGTCGGATTTTCCCCACTCACCGGGCATAGCCTGATGCTTCGCCACAACCGCGTTGAGGCGAATTTCCCAATCTGGATGTCTGGACATGGTTGTCGTTTGGCCTGTCTTGAAGTGACTCGACTCATCCGGCCAAAGCGTGCTGATATCGAACCCGCTCTAAAGGGGGATTGCGATGTCGAACTACACTGTAGAAGACCAACTCAACGCCATGACTTCGCTCGTAGCGAGCCTGCTTCAGTCGCTTCATCAGTCCGGGGCTTTGTCGGGGAGCGAGATAAAAGAAGTCGTGCAGAGAGCCGCAGATAACTGCGGACGTCGGCCGGAAACCTCCGGTGCTAGCGAGTACCTTCGGGAAACATATCTTTCTGCGATACGATGAGATTTGCCGCGACTTGGCGCTGAATTGCGAGCCAGTCGATCTTCACCGTCGAAATTTCATTGGATGGCAGCATAATAGCCTCCGATTTTCAGTTACTGAAGATTGGCTCTACCGCACCAAAGATTTGAACGGCTCGCCGAGAAGGCCGCGCCGCGAAGTGCTGGCGCTGCTGTCCTTGCGGCCCCAGTAGATATCGATGCGACCCGCCTTGCCGGCATGCTCAAAGAACTTGTCACCCGGTGCGCGGCGCTGCTGATCGGCCGTGGAGCGAACCCGACCGTTCTTGCGGCTGTAGTCGAGCTGGCGCCCTTCGCATCGAGCGGTCAGCACGTAGCCCCGGTCCGGATCGATCGCGTGCTCGATGACGTCGAGGTAGCCGCGCGCCACCGTCTCCACCTGCAACAGAGCGCCGGTGTCCGGATGGAAATGCGCGTCCAGCACCCGGACCGGCCGATCTCGGTAATCCTCGTTCTCGATCTGGACGAGCACGGCCGGCGTAAGGCCATCGTCCGGGCTCTCGGCTAGCGTCAGCGTGAAACTGCCATCGGCCGTCGTGCCAGAGCCGTTCCCGAGGTCCGAAACTTCGATCAGGCCAAACGGTTTGTATTCGACGCCCTGATAGGTCAGCGGCTCCGACCGCGCGATGAATCCATAGATGCCGGAACCGAACTGGAACCGCACCATCTGACGCGTGCTGATGCGGCCCTCGTCGTAGAGGGTTCTGACTTCCGGAGAGAGCATTAGCGCCAACCCCTCCGGCTGGCGTCCCGAATTGCGGATTGAATTTTCGGATCCTTCCTCGGATCGTCGTGCGAGACATCCTCGGCGGGCTCGTCGCTCAGGACGATTACGCCATCCCGACCAACCCTCGGATCATAGGGCGGGACACTCTTGGCGCGTTCATTGCCAAATACGACTACCCCAGCAACGGCAGCAGGGACGTTGATCCGAGGCTCGCCGCCCCGCAATGTCAAGGACACACCCATCTCGCGCAACTTCCGGAGAGTTTCGCGCTCCCAGAATTCATCGATCATGCCCTTGAGGCCCTCGACCGTTCCACAAAGAGCTCCACCCACACGCACAAGCGGCTCGCCCGCCTCATTGCGTTCGCAGCCGATCTCAATCATCGGATAGTCGTTCATTGGATTTTCCTCCTGAGGCGCGGTGTTCTCGCTCATCGCAGCACCTGATAGCCGTCAAACGTCGCCGGCGTGGGGTCCGCAATCACCTGATGAGCCCAGGTATTGTGATCCATGATGAAGAGCGCCCGAGGCCGCCACAGACGCGCGGTGGCGGCGGTTGTGAAGGTCGAGGTATGGAGCAGCGGCGCGACCGTGAGGGCCAGCACACCGCCCGCTGTCGCGGTTGCAGGCGCAATGATCTCGTACAGCGCTGTATAGACGCCCTGGCTAAGTTCGACGCGGTCACCGACCGACGCCACATAGCCCGCAGGAACTCCGCCGAGCGTCAGGGCACCCGATGCCCCGAGAGAGGTCACCGTCGCGTTTCCTGACCATCCTGGCGCTATTTCCTGAGGCGTCTGCGCCGCTCCGTAGGCAAGCGGCGCCATCTGGCCGATGTCGAAACAACGGAAACGGTTGAAGCCGCCCCGAAGCGACAGCTTCCAAGCGTGCCAGAGTTGACGACCTTCACGATCGAGAGGCTTGGTTTCTATATGGACCTGCCAAGCCTTGTCTCGAACTTCACTCAGGTTGAATGCCATGCCGCGATTGAAGGGAGTGGCAACCGTACCCTCAAGCAGAGTGAACGTGCATTCGACTACCTTCGTCGATGGCAGATCGATCACCGCCATTAGATTTTTCTCCGCTTCTGTCCGTCTTGAACGGCAGAGAGGATCGTGCCGGGAAGATCAGCCTTCATTTTCCGAAGATCCTGACGAAGAAGAGCGATCTCAGCTTTGTCAGCATTCGGCGCGTTGATGACCGGAGCAAAATTGACGTTGATGTTGTCTCCGCCACGATTGCCGTTGTCGTTCGCACCACGAAGGTGATGGTTGGGAACGACTTGCTCCCCGCCCTTGAACCGGACGAGCTCCGGGCCTTCCTCTCCCACGATTGCCATGCCGGCACGAGCAGACGCGGTGCCCGAGGCGTAAAGCCCAACCGAAGGCGCAGGCGGGAAGTAGCTAGTGCCGCGCCCACCGCCAAACAGACCGCCAAAAATTGAGCTGAGAAACCCTCCGCCACCGCCGAGCCCGGACGATGCCGAGTTCACCTTGAAGAGGGCATCCATTACCTCGTTCAGCAGCTTGTCCGTGATGCGATCGAGGACATTCAGCGCAGCTTTACCGAAGCTGGACAAGAAGCCCTCACCGTTCTTGAGCCCGTTCCGAAGATCGTTGACGAAACCACCGAAGGTGCTTTTTACGAAACTCAGGTTCTCTTCTGCCGCCTTGGTCGCCGCACTCGCGGTGTCGAATCCCTTCGCCGTGTCTTCACCAGCCTTTTTGCCGGCACCGCCGGCCGCCTTCGACTTCTGCTCCACGTCCGTGAGACTTGATGCAAGCTCCTTCAACTTCGAGGAAGCTATCGACGCGCCAGTCTGAATGGCCGTGCCGATTTGCCCGAGGTAGTCTTGGCTGAGGGCGGCTTGGACTGCTGCATTCCGCGCCGCGACACCTTCGGAAAGGCCGGCGGCATACGTGTTTTCGATCTGTCCGAAATCAACGGAGCCGATTTCGCCGATCTGAAAGCCGCCCGGGAGGTTAGACAACGCCCCATTTACGCTCTGAATAAGCTGGTTGAGCATGCCCGAGGCAGCATTGATCATCTTCTCCATGGCGGAGATGGCCGCATTTGCCGCCCCGACGGCAGCGGCGCCAACGATGTTCGGGAACTGGTTCCACACGAACTTGATGTCTTCGAAGGCAGCGACAAACGAGCCAATGACAAGGTTCACCCCGGTCTTGGCCGCGCCGACGATGTCTACGCCGAAGATCTTCGTCAGTTCGTCCCGGAATATGCCGGCGGCGGCTACGGCGGCCGTGATCCCGGCTACGAAGGCAATCGCGGGGTTAGCTGCGGCAAAGGATGCCGCGAGACCGAGTGCGGCGACCGATAGGCGGCCAAGGAGCGCTATGAGTTGCACAGTGCCCCCGATGATGGCCGGAGCATAGAGAAGCGCCAGCCCGGCAGCCGCGGCGGCAGCATATGGCGCAATCGTCTGGAGAACGTCGGCAACGGCATTCATGCCAGAGGCTACGAGGCTCATCCATTCGACCTGCTGAATGCCGACAGCAGCCAAGGCGGTGAGGCCAACGGCAAGCAGCGTGACTGGAGAGAGTATCGCTAGGAACGCGGCTCCAAGTTCCTTCGCGAAGCCGCCTGTGGAGGTCATAGCTACCTGGGCGATCTGCAACCCCTGCTGCATGCCGATCAGCCCGGCATTCATTCCGCCCGCCGCTGTGGTGAAGACGTCGAACCCTTGAGCGGCAAGATTTGCAGCATTGTGGGTTTTGGCCATCCCCACGACGTTCTGATTGGCAGCAACGGTATAGGCCTTCGTCGCGGTCGCAGCTTTCTGAAATCCTCCAGCTGATGCAGCAGCTGCCGCACCTGCGTTTTTGGTGGATACGGACAGGCCATCGGCGGCAACGTCGGCCATCTTCGCAGCATTGGTCAGGTCATGCAGTTCATTCTTCGCCTGAGAAGTCCCCTTGGTGTTAACCTGAATACCGAGCTGCGCAACGTCCATGTTGATTTACCTTTCAGGCGGAGCCGCCTATCGTCCCTCCATCGACACGGAGATCTACGATGCGGAAATTGACAGCGGTTTTTCTGGCAGGAGTGCTGCACTCGACAGCACAAGCACAGGCACAAGACTTGATGAGCCAAGTAGTCCAATCCTCATTCAAGAGGATGGCCCTCGCCTACATGTGCCGCGATGCAATCGGCATTTCTCACTATCAAGCCGCAAGGATAGCAGCCGAAGGAGTACTCCAAACGGTCGGTTCGAGTGCCGACGAAGCGACTTTGGCCGTCGATGAGTTGGACAAAAAGTTCAAGGCGGACCCTAGGGCAAAGAACCCTGCCGCGGACGCGGGCAAGTGCCTCGAGCAGATGAATGAAGCATCTCACGACTTGGACGTACTGCTAGCGAAGTTCCGAACGCAGAAATAACTCACGCCTTCGGCTTCTCATTCGCTACGCGTTGTGCCTCTCGCTCCTTCGCAAGAGCATCGAGGTATGCGTCGTCCATGTCGGTGATGATGGTGATTTCCTCTCGGAGGAGGATTTCACCGGTAAGGTGGGACCAAGAGGCGATCTCGGCATAGGTGAGCGGCTGGGGTCCGTTCATTCCCTGCGGGCGGCGCCGGTTGAGCAGCCAGAAGGCCGCCCACAGGCTTTCGCCCTCTTCGGGTATCTCCGGCTCCTGGATCAGTTCATCGCGCCCAAAGCGCTCGTACATTTCGCGCTTCGAGACGATGTCCTTTCCGTCCCGGCCCCGATCGAGTTCATATCCAGGCGTATTGAACTCGACAGTGATGGAGATCGCCTGAGTTAGGCGGTCTCCGAGGGAACGAAAAAAGCCGCTTCATCTCCGAGGGCAACATCGATCTGCTTGGCAAGCGCCGGCACCGCGAGCAGCTTGCGCTTGTTTGCTTCGGTGCAGGCCGGCTTCTTGTCACCGCCGAGGTTGGCATCGCCGGAGAACGCCCACGACACGATAGCCGCCGAGAGGAGAGCGATCGTGTTGTCGTCGATCTTCTCGGCGGTGACCGTGTTCCGGCCGCCCTTGAGCGCCTTGTTCTTCAACTGGCGCTCAACGGCTTTGACCTCGTCGCTTTCGAGGCTGCGAAGCTCAACAGAGACGCCCAGGTTTTCGCCGGTCGCCGGATGCTTGAGGTCAAGCGTGATGGTATTCGGCTGGAGGGTAAGAAGGTCCACGGCTCACCTCAGGGAGTTTCGACAGGGGCAATGAAGAGCGGGCGCTGATCGGTGAACGCCACAGTGTAGCTCTCCCGAATGAAATCGTCGGTGCTTCCGCCGAGAAGCTGAGGCCCGGATATGGGGCCGGCAGCGTACATGATCGTGTTCGACCATTCCGGGCCGGGTGCGTCCGCATACTCGATCTTGATCGCATAGTTGAACTTGGTGCCCGCAGCCGCCCGCATGGCGATCTGGCCGGGATCATCGAAGATGCGAGCAACCTCGATCGACAATTCGCCGGCATCCTCGACGCCCTTGGCCTTGGAGGTCACTTCCGTGTCGAGGGTGTTGTAGGAGACGATGTTCGGCGCGGCGCCATAGTCGCCCAGGTTGCCGACCGAGCCGATGGGCGTGAAGGTCAGCGCACCGAAACCCGCGGCATTGAGCGGAAGCGTGACGGGAGTGGTGCTGATCGACACCAACGCCCCCTGCAGTGTGGTCTTGATACCAGCCATGTTAGTTCTCCGGGGTGAAAGCAAAGTACGGAATGCTGACGGGAACCTTCATCCGGTCCACGTCCTTGAGTGGGCTTGCTGCCCAGGGCTCGCCACTGATCGTGATCTTCACGCCAGAGGCGAATAGGGTTTGGTTCTTGAAGCGGTCGATGATCTCGCCGGCGACCTCGAGTGCCTCGGTCAACCCGATACCGAGCGGCCACATCACCGATGCCTGCAGGATTCCCCGCTTCTGCTGCGGGTCGTCGCCTATGGTGATCTGCCGAGTTTGATTGGGCAGGAAGCTGAGTTCGATGAACTTGCCCGGCTTCGTCTGGCCTGATGAGGGGAACGTAACGTTCGGGCCGGCAATCGGCAGGACGTCCGGCATGGTGCGCAAATGCGTAGCCAGCGCACTGAAGATGATTGCGTCCGTGCCCGTCGCCATTAGAAACGGTCCTCGACGAGGACTTTCACTTTGCCCTTGAGGGTTTCCATCAGGATGTCGCCGGTCTTTTTGTCGAATGCCAGGTTGTCGGCCTCGGTGCGGACGCAGCGGCGGACTTCTCCAGCCTCCTCATCAGCCATGACGGCATCGCGCACCTTCTCCCCGTCGAGGTAGACGGTGACTATCTTGCGATCGCCATTCAGCTTGCACCAAGCCGCATAGCCGGGATCGGCCTTGTCCGAAGAAACCCGCATATGATACTCCATGGGAATGTCTGAAAAGCCGCCTCTATCGGACAGCGAGGTTTACGACCTGCTCCACACACTGTGGCTGCACGCTGCGACCGCGCGGGGAGAAACCGAATATGGCGAAAACACCTTGAAGGCCGCTCGATTGGCGCTGTTTACGCTGCAAGCCGCAATGGTGATGAAAACCGAAGGCGCTACAGTCCGAATGCCTTCCGAACCTTCGCAGCATTCCGATTGACGTGAACGGGCCAATTTTGGGCCGCCAGGCGAACGAACCCCGTTCCGGGCCTTCCGTTGGCGCCATACTCCTGATGCCCGGCGTATGCAGCCGTGTAGCCGAAGAACAGGTCATCCTCTAACGAGGATCCGGTGATCACGGCTTCGATTGTTGCGAAGTCGAAGGTATAGGTTCGCCCATCGACCGGTTTGGCATTCGGATTGATCCTCGGCATGGCGGATGTCGAAGCCATCAAAGACGCCCAGAGAAAACCAGTTTCCCAAGGCAGTCGGCCCCCCTCGAAGTCCGGCGTGTTCATCTCTCGCACGACGTCCTTCGCACTCTCGTTCCTAACCGCCTCGATGGCCTCCGGAACCTTTTCTGCCCATCCTGAGACAGCAGCCGAAAACGAAAGCTTCGCCATCAGGCCGCCCTCGCCCGATACCGGCGGAGACCAGCCGCAATATAGTCGATGTCGTACTCGACCCGGCACTTGCAGCCTATCCGATGACGGACCGGCGCCTTGGGGTCGTGCGGATACATCAGGTGCGTGCCGTCTGGCGCGACGAACGGCTGATCGATGCCGACTGACTGGCCCGACATGGCGATATGCTGAAGCCGAGGATGCTCCGAGCCGGAATGCCTCCACTTCTTCGTCACTTCCTGGGCGGCGATCTTCCCGCCTTCGATCTGCTGGCGGATAGCGTTATCGCGGACAGAGAAGAGCGCGGTGCGTGTCTCTTCGAGCGCGATCGTCTCTGCCCGAAGGAGCAAGTTGCGATCTGACAGCCGGCCAATAATCTTTGCGACTAACTCGCGATCCACTGGCCGATCTTCGCGGATGGCTTTGAGCACCGTGCGGTCAAACCTCCGATCTCTCGTCTTCAGAGCAAGGTAGGAGCGCATTCCGTCGAGGTTGCCCGACAGGAGGCTTTCCCGAGCCCGAGTGATGAACTCCGCCTGACGAGAAGTGAGGCCTATCACACCCCCTTCCCTTCGGCCGGTCACGCGATTGACCCGACCGACCACCTCAAGAGCGGTTGCCGTAGGATTGCGCCCCTGCGCCAACCCTGCCTCGAAGGCGATCCGAAGCGCTTCCCGCTGGTCCTCCACGATGTTCGTCACCAGTGTCGATGACTGCTCCCGGATCAGCCGCTCTGCTTCAAGATTGCGAACGCCGAATTGAAACAGCACTCGCGTACCATCGGGCGCCACCAGTTGCGGTAGGCTCTGAACCATGTTCACGCCGCCGGCATTGAATGCCTCCTGTAAGGCGATCTCCAGTGCAGAGAAAGCTTCCGGTTCGAACTGGATCGCCCGAATGGCTCCGGCTATGTCGCCACGCTCCAATCGCTCGACCACCGTCTTGAGAACGATCGTCGACTTGATCGCTTCCACACCTTCGCGGAATGCCGCGGCAAGCCTCGGCTCGTATCTGTCGAGCAGTTCATCGAAGGTCATGCGAGGCGCCCCTGCACGATGTGAACCACATCCGTGACTCCGTCATATCGGTTCGGATCACCATTGATGATGCGGAACGTCTTGCCGTTGGCGGTGACGGTGTCGCCGGGGCTGGGCACGATCGCGAGGCCGACACTGCTGATGTAAATCTGCACATCCCCGGCGAGGATGACCGTGCCGTTTATCTCGTGCGCTTGGTAGGCCATCGGCACGAGCGTGGCCGGATAGTCGGTTGGTACCGGCTCGCCTCCCTCTACAGGGTCAGGGCCTTCAAAACGCGTCACCGTGCCCTGCTGACCGTACTTCCCGATCAGACGATGCGCCGTGGCCTGCAGGCGCGCATAGAGGGCGTTAGGCATCAGCGCCCCTTTCCTTCTTCAACTTCGCGCATAGGTAATCCAGGCATGCGCATTCCCGCGCATCACAAGGAGCTAATCGCCTATGGGTGTGTCCGTTCTCGTCAGCATCTTGATCACCTTCCTGGTAATCGTGCTGGTTCTGTATCTCGTCAACCGCCTGCCGCTCGATGCCCGCATTCGTCAGATCGTCCAGGTCATCGTCGTCATCATCGGCATCATTTCCCTGCTCAGATACTTGGCAGTCTTCTAAACCACCAGCACGCCCGGCAGGCACGGCACGAGGAACGGCCACAGCATGCCCTCGATCGCTGTGACTACCGGCGTTGCCAGAGCCACAACGTCGTCGATGTCTGTTGAAGTGGAGGTTGAATATTCGACCTCAAGCTGTCCGACTTTCTCGCGTTTCACCGTGGACGTACCTGTCACCACTGGTGACAAGCTGCCGGGATTGGTGAGTTCGAGGAACGCCGCTTCATACGAGGCGATGACGATCGCCGCAGGGATTTCATCCGAAGGGATCGCTTCCCCATAATAGGTCGTGGCGTCTGTGCGAGGCCATGCCCGCTCCTGAGCATAACCGCCCGTCCGCCTACCGGTGAACCGTGGCTCGTAACGATCGATAGCCAGGGCGCCACGCTGCCGAGCAGCGGCAATGGCTGCATCGTCAGTACCTTCCGGGAGGACATAGCCCGCATCCGTCCAGTAAGCCTGCGCCCCCTCATTGGTGCCGTATCCAGCCATCTACGCCTCCAAGGCCTTGTCGATTTCGGATTGGAGCCGCTCTACCTTCCACAGGTGATGCGGCTTCTTTCCCGTCAGGTCGGCATACTCAGCCCGCAATCGCTCGATCTCAGAGACAAGCGAAGCACCCTCAATCACTTCGACCACTGGGCTTGCCTTGAGCAGCATCAGGTATTCAGCACCGAATTCGCCCGAGACCTCACCACTAGCCGGAAGCCGTAGCGGTCCACCGGTGCTGATGAGATCAAACGGACCATTCGAACGGTTGCGGATCGTGTGCATGTCATGCAGCCGCGATGACTGCGGCAGTCCCGGCGCTGGTCGCGCTGGCATTGCCGGCAGAGTTGGTTCCGGTAACCGTCACGGTGATAACCTTGCCGACATCGCCCTCGACCGGGACATAGGTCGTTGCCGTGGCGCCGGAGATGTTCACTCCGTCTGCTTTCCACTGGCGGGTATAGGTCGGCGTCGGCGTACCCGTCCAAGTGCCATTCGTGGCTGTGAGCGTCTGGCCTACCTGAGCCGTGCCGCTGACCGTCGGAAGGGCCGTGTTGGCGGGTGTCTGGGTTACAGATGCCGTATTTGCCGAATTGGCGGAGGCGCTGCCCTCGCTGTTCGTCGCGGTGACGACAACGCGGACGGTCTGGCCTGCGTCTGCGGCTACGAGTGTATAGGTCGCGGATGTCGCGCCACTGATATTCGTTGTGCCACGCTGCCACTGACGGGTGAACGTCGGAGATGGGTTGCCGGACCATGTTCCCGGCGAAGCCGTAAGAACCTGTCCAACGCGGGCTGTGCCCGAAATGGTCGGGATCGCTGTGTTCGCAGGAGCGGACAGTGTCTCAACCGATGCCGAGCCGCTTTCCGTGTAAATGCCGATGATCTCGACACTAGCGGTATCCGGCTCCAGGGTCGCGGTTCCGCCCAATGCGCCGGCAACATGATACGATCCATCGACGTCATGCAGCCCAAGCGGCGTTGCGGTGAGGTTCTTTACGGATTGGGCCATGGAAGCGGTTCCTTCGCGTCAGAGGTGGCGAGCGGCACGGATGCCGCCCGCTTCTGCCTTGGGAGCAGTGGTTAGGCCGCCGGCGGCTGGCTGATACCGTCCAGGTAGCGGAAAGCAACCGTGGTCAGCAGCTCCACACCGCCGGTGCGGAAGATGCCGGGGATCTGCCAGTTGAGCGGGCCATCCTGATAGACCGGAAGGAACTGGTGAGGCATCGGAAGGTGAAGCTTCACATAGTCCTGGTCGTTCTTGTAGACGACCATACGGCCCGTACCGGCTGCCGGTGCGACACCAGCGGTACCGAGCTCGCGCACAGTACGGATCGTGAGCGGGCGGCCGGTCGTCATGGTGTAGATGTTGGTCCGCATGACGAAGGACAGGATGGTTTCCATCGTCGTCGCGCTATAGGGCGTGGCGGCGATGTAGTTGTATGCTTCGACCGGCAGGAGGATGGTGTCTGCCATCTCCACCTCGAACGTGGCGAGGTTGACGCCCTGCAGGCCCAAGTTGATGTCCCGGACGATCTGCGCCGGGGTCTTTACGCCGACACCATCTTCATTGACCCAGAAGGTCGCAGAGCCCGTGCCATCCGCAGGGACAACCGCGGTGACGACGCCCGGATAGTTGATCAGGCCGCCGAGGCCCTTCTCGGTACTACCGAGCAGCGTCAGGTCGTACATGAACTTGGTGTAGGCCAAGCGGGCTGCACGAGCGCGACGGTTCGGGAGGGATGCACCGATCTGGATGGCGGTGTTGATCTCCTCGATGTTGTACTGGTAGCCGATCGCCGCCAGATGGAAGGTCTTGGTCTGCATGTCCTGGGAGACATCCGCGACCGGGATATCCTTGGCATAGCCAGACTGGAACTTCGCAGCGCCGGTCAGGTCCGAGGTGTAGGTGAGGATGCCCGGCGACCATGCCGGACCGGTGGTGTCGACGTAGATGAGACGGCCGAAATCCCAATCGGGAAAGCGGGTCTCATAGACGGTCTGGTTGATGCGGTACGCCTGACCGGTGACAAATGCCAGGGCCTGAGCGTCACGGACGATCTGGTTCATAGGTTATGCTCCTGCCGAGACAGAGGGAACGGGGCGACGGTAGCGGACAATGCCGACAGCGCCGGACGAGCCGGCTTCATCGAACTGAGCGCCGGGGATGGTGAGAACGGTCGCCGATGCAGCCGCACCGGTCCACGTGCCGTTCGTGACGTTGAAGCGCGCCTGAGCGCCCTTGGTGACGTTGGCACCGAGCAGCACGCCGATGACACCGCTCTCGCAGATCGCCACGTTGTCGTACTGCTGATAGGTATCGCCGGGGCGCGGCAGGGTCACGGTAGCCTCGGTGATGCCGAGGACGTTCTGTGCCGCAGCGGTGAGAGGTGCGCAGGTGTGTGCACCGGTACCGGCGATGGCCGGCACGCCGAAACCGAGAGCCGTTGCGCCTTCCAGGGTGCGAGTGATGGTATTCCACTCTTCCATGTTGGCGCGGCGGCCCACCGCATAGGCGGCGATATTGTCGCGATAGGAAATGGGCATGGCTTAAGCCTCCTTGCGCCAGGCGTTGAGGTCTTCGACGCTCTTGTTCCAAGCGTCGTTGGTTTGCGTGTGGGCATCGCCCATCGGCTTCAGGCCGTCGGATACGACACGGGCGAACGGGTCCGCCGACTTCGCATCCTTGGCAATCGCCTTGAACATGCCGGAGACTTCGGCGTCGGAAGCGTCCTTCACCATCTCGTCGCCGAGCTTGGCCCGGACGGCGGCCCGGCGAAGATCAGCGTCGGTGCCCTTGATCTCGATCTTGCTGTCGATCGCCTTGACGGTCTCGATCAGCGAGGCACGGTCAGCCACCATGCGGTCCACGTCCTCCGGCTTCAGGGCTGCGTCCTGGGCCTTTTTGAGGTCGGCCTTGAGGGTGCCGATTTCCTCGTCCTTCGCGGCGAGGGTTGCCTTGTGCTCGCCGGCCGCCGTCTGGAGGTCGGCGATCTGCTTGTTGAAGCCGTCGATCGCGCGCTGCACGATCTGGGCGTCCTTGTCGGCCAACTCGACCGAGAGGCCATCAACCATGAGGGTTCGGGTCGTCATTGACCGTTTTCCTTTCCCATCGTCTCCGATTTTCAGGTGGGAACCGCCCCTGGCAGCGGAGACGACCGCCAGGTGGTTCATGCGAAGGGATGTCTGGATCGCGTCGTACTGCTCGCCCGTAGGCGTGACGCCGTCCTGAAACTTGAGCTCGGTCGAGTAACCCATGGAGAGCTCGCGCTTGCCGCCCTCGACCTTGGCAATGGCGTTCTTGTCCATGAGGACGAGAGGCACGCGGACGAATTCACCGTCACGCACCACCTCTCCGCCGGTCTGGCCGACAGAGTGCTGTTTCCAATTGTCGGCGGAGACGGATTCGGACGGATGGTCGTCGGTCACCGGTCGGTAGGCGTAGGAGTGCATCGCATCCTTGGCGAAGACCTCTTCCTCCGGCCGATAGACACGCACCACCGCCTTGTCGCGCAGGCCGTGCTTGTTCTCGGGGTCAACCTCCGGACCGGTGTAAAGCTGGATGCCGGTACGGGCCACGCGAGCGTCGGCAACGAGGTATCCATCCTGGGTACGGCGGAGGCCGTCCAGGGCTACAGTGTCGAAGAGTTGCATGCTAGAAACCCCAACCGTTTGAGGGACCAAGAGGCCAACAGATGCTATTTCGCGTTTCCCTGCATCGACACGCGGTCGGCGAGGTGATTTCGCCAGGTCAGTTTGGAGCGCAGTACCGCGTCTTCAGACCGGGTGGCCCTTACCCCCGTGAGCCGGATTTCACGAGTCTGCTCATCGAGATCGCTCTAGAAGCGGCTCGGAAATCGGTCGCCCCGCAGGCTCCATCACGCCTCGACAGCATCTTCACTTGCGAGACCTTCGAGCACGCCAGTATTTTCCGGGAGAGGTATCGGCAGGGCCAGGGCTCAATCTTCGGCGTGGAACCACAACTGGCGGGCACTCCTCAGTTCAGAGGGAACCTTACTGCCATCTCCACGCCTGCCGGACCGAATCCGTATGTCGACTATCTATCTGATTGGGCGCGGGATTACTGGACCACTGAGCCGACAGAGATTTCGGAGATCTTGGTAGGAGGGCCGGTTGTTGTTGTTACGGACCCCTTACACCACTCTTGATTTCCAGTCGTCGTTGACTTCCTCAAAAACCTCCGGCCCAAGGTCGATCTTGCCGCGGTACGGCTCGACCTTGTCGATATCGACCTCGCCCGACCTATAGGTGATCGTGATGTGCGGAGCGTACTCGGGATAGCTGGTCTCGGCGCCGGTGCGCTTCAGTTCCTGATGGCGCCACGACAGTGAGGCAGACGAGAACTCGAGCACGACGGCGCCGCCGTCGAAACGAGACACCACTCGCGGGCCACCGGGCGGGATGAGCAGCGTGCCATCCTCGTTCCAATAATCCTGACCGGCCTTCATCCAATCGACCGGCGTGCGGGAATAGATCACCGTCACATGCAGGTCATCGGCCGGCAGTGTGGTAGAGAAGCCCTGCCCCTTTGCCCACGCAATGATGTCGCCTGCGTTCAGCACCTTCCGGGACACGTAGAGTGACCTCGGCGCAGCGTCGGCGGCTACCTGTTGGCGACGGGTCGCATTCGTTTCCTGGGCTGCCGCGGCGGCTATCTCTTCTTCGGAGGGCTCCTGCTCTTCTATGAGGCCATACTCTTCCACGGCGGCAGCGAGGCCCGGCAGGTTGCCGTCCTCCTCAATCCGGGAAATCAGGGCCTTCGATACCGCCTCGCGGGTGATAAGCTCCTGACCAGCAGCCGTACCGACAATCGCGCGGGCAGCCTCGGCATTGATCTTGAAGACTTCCGCCCGCTCCTTTTCCGTCTGGGTATAGAGCGGCGCCCACTCGTAGTAGACGGCCGAGTCTCGCTTGCCGGTGGCCGAGCGGATGCAGATCTCATCGAACCGCCAGAGCGCCGGGGAAAGCATGTTCCGCTGATCGGCGCTGATCTTGTCGTAGTAGTTCTTGAGCGTGACCTCGCCGTTCGAGCCGAGACCCGACGGCGCATCCTGCAGGAAGCGGACCAGCGGGATATCAGCGGCGCCGGCGGCGACCTGAAGGTATTGCCTCAGCAGCTCCGGGAACTGACTGAAATTGATGGTCTTCTGCTCCCACTTCTCGCCGTCCGTGCCGTCCCCTTCCAGTAGGAGCATATTGAACATGCTCTTGAGGGTGTTGGCATATGTGAAGCGATCCGTGAGCTTCTTCGTCGTGGTCTCGTTCTGAAGGTACTTCGACAGGCCGGGAATGTAGATCACATCCGTCTTCGCTTCCGGGATAAGCGATGCAGTGTGCTCCTGCGAGGATGCCGCGTTCTGCAAGGCGTCATAGACGATCTGCAAGACGCTATCGCCCCACACTTCGGTTTCAGCCAGGTTCCTGTCGAGGATCGGCGCGCCGACGAACCGGATCACGCGGGATGGATGGATATCCACCTGCTGCCCGTTCGAACCGTTGACACGCCACATGGCCGGCTCGCCATAGTAGGGCGACGTCACATCCCGGTTGATATCGGTGTAGCTCACCTGGTCGCGGCCGAGCACATGCACATACTTCAGCGCATCCTTGCCGACGCGCTCAAGGACAAGCTCCTGATCAGGGCTTCCGACATCAACACCAAGGACGAGGACCGAACCGCCGCGAAGGCGAGCAAGCTGCATAGCTTCATTGACTTTGGCCTGAATGTTGATCTGCGGCGCTCGCTCGATCTTCTCGATCGCCTCGACGACCGCCTCGTCTGCCTTCCACTCGCGCCACTCGCGGGTCATGTCATCGGGGATGATGTCCACGACCTTGCGGGCCATCCAGTCAGACCGGTGCATCGCATTGAGCTGCTGCGGATCAACCGGCGCAAAGGCGAAGACGGTTGCAACCTTCTTATCCTTCGCCGTGCCCAGGCCACTGACGAGGTTCTGTAGACGGTCAAACAGCAGCATCAAACGACATCCAGCATTCCGTAGTTGAAACCGATATTCACGTTGTCGGCGGCGATCACAGCATCAGCCAGGTTGTGAGACTTCACGCCCAAGTCCTTCTTGAGCTTCAGCTTTGGCACGACGCGCTTCTTGCCTTCGGTCTCGACCCACCACGGCACGCAAAGCTCGGTGAAGAGAGCGTCGAGCTTTTCCTTGCCCATGGATGACGAGAACGACAGGACATCCTCCGGCCTGATCGGCTGGCCTCTGGTCACCGCGTTGAAGGTGAGCATCGCGCGGCGGGCCGTGTTCGCCCATGCCTGGGCCTTCAGGTTCAGATACTCGTCCTTGTTGAGCGGGCTATTGCTGTTGTGCGGGTCGCTCGGCTTGTCGGCATCCATGACCGCGCCGCCAGCATGAAAGGCGAAGTGATCTACTTCCGCGCCGTGCTCCTGGTTCTGCTCATCGATGTACCCGCCGACGAAGGCGCCTACACCGATCGTGTCGTATGAGACGGTAGCTCCCGCATTCTTCGCCTTGGCCCAGACACGCTTTGCGTTCTGAACAAGCTGATCCTTGCCGGATGCCCAATCCTCAGCGTCGGTGAAGACGCCATCGATCTTATCGGCCGTGGCGCTCTTGTCCTCGCCGTCGTCTGCAGGGTCGAAGCCGATGATGTTCCGGCCGGTCAGTTCGACCTTAAGCACCTTATGAGCATCGACACACGCATCCAGCCAGCGGCGCTTGAAGATAGAAAGCTCGCTGTCGCCCAGCGGTACGCCCCCATAGATATGTTCGAACATCTCGGGGTCGCGCTCCTGCATCGCGGCGATGTCGCGCTTTGCCTTCTCCGAAAGGAACGGGTTTTCCGTGTAGTTTATCTGGTGCACGACGCAGTGTGGCGGCGTGTTGATGACGAAGTTCTTCCACACGTAGTCGGTGGTCATCTTCGGGTTGAACAGCAGGATCGCAAGGCTGTCTTCCTTGCGGATCGTCGGCGCGATGACTGACCACTGCTCTTCGGTGAGCTTCTCCGCCTCCTCCACCCAGAGGATGTCGATATCGGACGTTCCCTTGATTTCCTCGAGGTTGCGCTCGATCCCGTAAAATATGAACTCTGCCCCGGTGGCGATGTGGATGATCGTCGTCTTCTGGACGTCGAACGCGGCTTTGAGGCCGAGATGCCCGATCGCCCATTTCAGTTCGGTGTAGACCGATTCCTGAATGCGGTTCTGAAATCGCCGGATGCAGAGCACGCGCATCTTGACCCGGACATGGTCCACGAGCCGGACCAACTGGCATGCTGTGTCCCTCGTCTTGGAACTCGACCGGCCGCCGTGCAGGACGGCAATGTCATTCTCTCCGAAGAAGACCTTTTCCCAGAAGTCGAACAGCGCCGGGTTGGTTAGGGTTGCGGCGGCAATCAGCCCTTCGTCTCTTGCCGCAGTACCTCGCGCCATGTCCGGTTCTCTGTCTGGATCGGTCCGCCGCCTGGGCCGGTGAGTTCCCGCTTGTTGGTATATGCGTTGCCGACTTCCTCGGCCGCCTGCTTCAGCAGCGAAGATGCCAGCACCATGTTGCCCTGGGTCTCGGCCTTCTCGGCCATGCGCTGGAGAGCGCGCAATCTCACCGCCCGGTGACTTATGGCAATGGAAGCAGTGTCTTCGAGGAATGTCTTGCGAGTTTCCTCGAACAGAGCTTTCCAGCGCACCGACAGATTCCGGCCTGCCTTTTTCGTGGGGTCATAGCATTCAACCGCCTGCGGGCTGATCGCCACCCCGAAATCCTTCTTGAGTGCGGCGACGACAACGGCCGGGCTATCGAAGCAGGCGAGCGCCTGAACCACATAGGTTTGCTGCTCGCGGCTGAGTTTCTGATTTGCCATCGATTTATCAAGGAGCCATCAAGTTAATCCCGTTTGACCGGGGGCGGGAATCAGAGGAGCTTCGGTACCTTGGGGCAGACACACGATAGCAAATGTGGGGGGTATTTTTTTATGGATCAGGCGTTCAGCCTCGCGCATGTATGGAGCCGGTTCACCTCAAGTGACACGTTGATTGCGGCTGTAATCACGGTAGCGATTCCTGTGCTGATCGCGCTAGTGAGGAATTGGCTAGCCCCCCGTTCCAGACTTCGCTACGGCACAGTGACTAACATGGTCATGCTGCCAACTAGACCAGATGGGACTCCCGGGTCGCTGCGAGTACAGAGGGTGCGCGTTTTCAACTCAGGCAAGAAATCGGCTGAGCAACTCGAGATAATATTCAACTGGAAACCTCCGCATATCGAGCAATATCCGCACCTCGTTACGACAGAGCAGATATCGGCAGACGGAAGGTATATCCTCAGGATTGAGCGGCTGAACGGCGGCGAGAGCGTCGATTTCTCTCTCGCGAGCGATTTACCCGGAGATTTGCCGGCAATCATTTACGTGCGGGCGAATGGAGCCAAGGGGAAACCCGTACAATTCCGAGAACAGATTTGGTTCTCGCTTCCCATTCGGGCCCTTGTGGCAGTCATCATGTTCGCGGGAGTGTTTGCGCTGATCTACTGTCTAGTATTGCTCTTCGGCTGGCTTTTGTTTGGTCGGGCTCCCTTAAACAACCTTTAGCTGACACGTCCCGCACACATGGCCAACGCTTGCTCGGGATATCTCCGGCGGCCGGTTTGCCGCTACGACCAGTGCACGGACATTTGCGGCATCTGCCCCATAGCGACGGACGACGCCGACGAACTCTTCCACGTCGTGCCCGCGGATGGTGAGCGCAGGCCTGCCATCTCTCCGGAACTTCGGTGCGCCGAATGCATCACGCTCCTGGCCTGCATGATAAAGCTCGTGCTCGACCAGCGCACAGAACTCTGCATCCGAGCAGGTCGAAGCATAATGAGCATCGAAGGTCAGCAGGAAGTCCGGCACGTCGCCGAACCATTGCTGTAGCTGAAGCTCGATCCTGGCGCGAGACCACTTTCCGGCCGGCGGCAATCCCATCTCACACTGACCGACGATCCGACGGCCATGTCTCCCATTGGGGATATTCGTCCACAAGGCGCCGATCGAAGCAAAGCGGAGATGCGCGTGATCCTCGTTCAGAAGGTCGGCGCCATCATCGATGAAGGTTGATCGGGCCCACTCTACCACATCGGGAGCGGGCTCGAACCTGATGGAGGTATCCTCGATCATGTCTTCTGGCGGCATTGGCCTTTTAGGCATGTCAAATCACGGCCTTGAATTATGTAGCTACACATCTCCGCCAGTGCTACAAGTTATGTAGCTACATAAGTGGAGACGTCATGGCGATCAGAATTGTACCAGCACCGGAGCCGAAGCCGACCGATCGGGTTCAGCAGGTCATGGATCATCAGGCCGGCAAGAAGCGGACGCGCTCACCGAATGGTCGCCCGAGGAAGCTTCTTTCGCTCCGCATCGATCAGGAAGTTATCGATCACTTCAAGGCAACCGGCGAAGGCTGGCAAGCCAGAATGAACGATGCGCTTCGGAAAGCTGCCGGTCTGTGAGAGGCCGTACGTCACTCCACCTGAAGGCTTGGCTGTTTGTGGCATGGACCGCGCTGGTCCTTGCCGCCTTTATTGTATGGACGCCGTTGTTCCACACCATCTTCGGTTCAAGCGGGGCGCCAATCAGCCTCCTGTTCTGGATAAGCCATGGCATCGCCGCGCTATACATCTTTACCTGCCCTGATTGCGGCTTCTCGCTCTTCAGAAGCGAAGGGGCCTTCTTCAGGGCCACCCATCCATGGCCGAATAGGAAATGCTCACACTGCGGGCATGATCATTCGTCGCGCTGATATTTGGGCTTCTCCCCGTCATTGCTGACGGGGCTAGGTCAAAGGGACAGAGCTTGAAATGAGCTTGGTTTTACGGAAGCACCAACAGCGCATTGACGCTGCAGTCCTCGGATATCAAGCTGCAATCAGCGAGATCGAAGGAGACCTTCGCTTGCGCGCTATGTCCAACGATGCCACCGACGCCGAGCTCGCGCTTCTCCAGCGCCTGAAGAGTGAAAAGGCGCAGATGCTTCACCGATACGAAAATCTGAGAGAAGCTTTCAAAGCGATCTTCGGCGACATCGGAACAGAGGCCATCGATCCGAATTCATTTCCTCGCACGATGAAATAAGCGTAAACTTAAAAATCATCAGCCATCTCCCGGCACGCTGAGACAGAGAGTCATATCGAACTCCCGCCCGATGGAGTAAGGCTATGCCTAGGTATTTCTTTCACGTTTTGGACGGGAAAGCCGCGATTGATGACACGGGATTAATTCTCGCCGACGAAAGCGAAGCTCAAATTGAAGCACTTCGTGGCGCAGGAGAAATGCTTGCCGATGGCGAGATGACCATTTGGCTCGGCAATGAGTGGCTGATGGCGGTTACGGACGAGAACGGCGCCATCCTGTTCAAGCTTAAATTCTCAGTGGAACATCCGACGCGTAGTCCGGCGCTGCTTTCCTAAGCTGCCGAGATGCCTCACGTGTAACGCGCTCCCGAACGCTCTGAATTGTTGCCGGGCTACCCTCCCGGCTTGGCCGACGGCGCTGGTTGCGTATCCAGCGCTCCATAAGGTCGGGGCGCGTCGGCTTCCCCTGGTATTTGGTTGCGGCTGCGGAGTTGAACCGCCTAGTCCTGCTTATGAGACAGGTGAGCGCACCGGCGCTCTTAGCCGCATTAACTCTGAAAGGAAAACCCGCCGCACTAGGCGACGGGCTTGGGACGATGCACCACGAGAACGGAGCCGATACGGTGGTGCATTTGGCTGGCTCCGCGTACTTGGCAAACTAATGCGACCTTCGCCCACATGTTCCTTTTCGGGGCATTCACCTATTATTGCCCAATGAAACACTCAGACCGACGAGCCTTTGTTATCTTGTTCGCGTTCGCCGCAATCGTCTGCGCGCTGGTCTATGCAACTTCAGCCTGGATGACGGACAGCGGCGGAGATGTAGACACGAAGAGCAGCGTGACTGCCCCTCCGGCGTGACCCGACGCGGCTGAGCATGAACTGGATTAAGGGCACATTTCTGCTAATGGGCGGGAGGCGGAACTCTCCCCGCTGGGCCGTCGAGTATTCCCTTTGCTCATGGCAAGGTCCGACTGAACACCCAAATCACGCTGCGGAATATAGGTGATTTGCGCTCAGGCGGCAAGCCTCCATCTCCTTGTCCATCTCTTTCAATTCATTGAGAATCGTTAAAACATGTTGACGGCTGCCGGGTGACAGACTGTCGATAGCCGTTTCCGCCAGAATACGAAGCGGCATCTTCTTCCGCTTTCCTTTTGGGAATATCAGTCCGAGCTTCTTGTTGAGCGCGTTGCGTCGGTACGACTGAGCTTTCGCAAGCCGCTCCTCGCGCTCCTGCTCCCAAATCTTCTGCTTTTCGAAGTCTGCCAGCATGAGGCCGCCGATGTCGGTATCCCGGAAGACGATCGGGCCGCGGTCCGGTGACGGGCGCATGAAGCACATCACGCCTTCGACACCCCTCACCCTTTCAAAGTCGCGCTGGTGGATGTTCACGAAGGCATAGCCGACCAGGAGCGGAAAACGCTTCTCCCGCATCTTGTTCGTGCGCTGGTGCTGGGTGATGGCCCAGAAGGACGGCATATAGACGTCAATCCCCTCGTTGCGGAGATTGCGCTCGACGATGCTCTCGCCTTTGCGGCGCTCGCGGGTGGCCTTCTGCTCTTCCGTCTCGTCGTTCGCCGGCTCCAGGACACGCGCCATCCGCTGAGAACCTGGGACAGTCCGGACAGCATACCAATTAGTTTCCGCCATTTTCATTCCCTCGTATTCGAGCCGCCGCTCGGTTATGCTGAAGCCTATTTCGTTTCAGGAGATGGCCCCTCGACAGTCACGACCACTCGATACCGGGTGCCGTCCATCTCGAAAGCCCAAGCTGCCTGTGCGCCCGGCATTGCTGCATGGACAACCTTCACGCGGTCAGCCATCTCTACGATCTTTTCCCCGATCGCCTGGATATCGTCGAAGCCGACGTAACCTTGCTGGGTCATCTCGCCGCCTCCATGATCGCTTTCGCAGCCGCAGCGGCTTTCTTGGGATCGTACCGCCCCATCTGGAGACGCCGGGTATAGCCGCAGCAATCGCACATGGGCTCATGATCGCCCTTCCAATCGCCCGACAGCCAAGCCTTGATGGTTTTCGCCTTCCGCGTCTCGTAGGCGCCGCAGACGCAACGAACGACCCAATTGGCGCCGTTCGTGGTTACGATGTCCGCAGCGATGCCCAGGACGGTGAAGCGGCCGAATTTGGTTCCCTTCAGGTCAAGGAACGTGGACTGGCCCAGCTCCTGAACCGTCGGTCGTCTGACCGCGATCGGGTCATTCGTGTGGATCTTGTCCTTGTTCGGCGGCGACCACTCGAAATGCTCTCCCCTCGCCGCTACGCGGCCGGCAACCTTATCACCTGGGAGAAGCGGAGCGACCGAGTACAGGTCTATGCGAGCGAGCCGGGTCATTCGATCCAACCCTTCCGAAATGCCGTCGCAACGAGGCCAACGGTGTTGCCGGCGTCGAGCACGTGAATGGCCCGCTGGACGTCGTTGGTGACCTGGTTGATCGTGAGCTTAAGTTCGCCGGCGACGGCCTTGGCAGGCTTGCCGGTTGAAAGGCCATCGATCACCTGGAGCTGTCGTCTCGTCAATCCGATGATTTCGGTCTCGGGCGGTAAAGCAATCATGTGAAGCTCCTTTCGGAACGCGCCAGTTCGGCGGCGATGTATTCTTCTCGAGATTGGGGTTTCTGCAGGTGAGCTAAGCCGTTTGCCTTCGGCGGTGGCTTCTCGGGAGGTTTGGCGGGCCGGTCCTTCCAGCGATCTTCGGACAGCCATTTGACCGGGTTGCACCACTGGCGATCGTCGGGCTTGGCTGCATACGCTCGGGCACCGGCGAGTATCTCGTCGAGGCTGGCGCGTTTCAGCGCTTTGAGGAATGCCGATCGAGCCGTGGGCTCTCCGATCTTGTTCGGGTATGCTTCCCAAAATTGATCAAACCCGGAAGAGGGGTCAGGCGCGCGCGCGTCTTCCGAAGGAAGTCTGGTTATGGTATCTGGAAGATGCTGTGGCGTAGGCATAGCACTTGCCAACCTCGCCTCTTTATCTTTCAGTGCCTTAGCTCTTCCGCCCTCTGCCCCTGCGGCACTTCTCGATTGAGATTTACTCTCGCTTTTCTGAAGCTCTTTCGTCAGGCGATTATGCCAGATGGTCTCACCGTCGACCTCGAAGAACGGCATAAGATCATCCGCTATGGCCTTCCATTTTTTCACCGACATACGGGCCACACGGGCAAGCTTGGCCTCGTCGGCAGGCAGTTTCCCGCCGGCATTCCACATTGCCATCAGCAGCAGCATGTAAGCCCCGATCTGCTCGGTGCTCAGATGCAGGGTGTCACCGATGAAATCGGAGACGTAGAGCTGCATGAAGGGCCGCTCGCTCATGCTGCCCTCCTGACGATGCCGAGGTCTTCCAGCAGCCTGATCGGCTCGTCCCGGCCATGCGTAACGAAGAACGGTATGCCGCGGTCGGTACAGAGCGCCTGAAACTCGCGCTGCGGCTGGGTGAGCTTACCCACCTCGGTCTTGAGCTCGAGATAGCCGTGAATGCCCGGACCAATGATGATCAGGTCTGGCAGGCCCTTGGTGAGTCCGTACTGTCCCATGCTCCCCATGTTGGGGATCGTAGCCACCAGCGTTCCCGGATTGCCGAGAGCGCGCCAGTGCTGGACGACGGCTTTGTGGATCTGGGATTCCTTCATGCCGGCCTCTTGGCGCGGATCTCGCGCAGCTCGGCACGGAGACGGGCATTATCAGCTCGGCGGCGAGCCTTCTGCTCCATCCGCTCGTTCACGAGCCGGTCGGCCTCATGCTCAGGTATGCCGAGAGCTTCGCTGATGGCGATCGTGTCGGGTCCATGGAGGGCGTACGCTTCGGAAAAGGTCATGCGATCGCCTTCCCTTCGAAAGAAATCGCAGCCACCACCACTCGGCTCTTGAACCGGAAAAAGCGGCACCACAAATCGATAATCGGCGCTGAACCACAGCGCTTTCCTTGTTGATCACCAACGTTTTCAGTGAGGTAGAAATGATCGCGAAGATGTTCGACAGACCCGTCTACTTGAAAGAACGACGAGATCTGGTTCGAGAGATAAACTGCGTCGAAGATGCCATCGACTTTCTGGAGGATTGGCCGGAGCCGGATAAAGACCTCGACCACGAGGCCGCGCTTCGAACCTGCTACATGGCCCAAGACGGCCTGAAGCCGCTGCCCGTTGCTCGTGACGCGATCCGCGCCTTCGGAGCCAAGAAGGGTATCCTCATGAAGGCCCCGGCAGTCCGGCCGTGGATGATCAACCGCCAGTCCGGCGGTGGCCACGTTATCTTCTAAGCGATCAAGCGAGTTGGAGAGGCTGCGAAAGCGGCCTCTCTGTTTTCCAGAGTTGAAGCGACTGCCGTTCATACCGCCACCTCGCCAAGGGAGGAGATCGGAGCTAAGAGACAACCGAATTGGAATCTGGAGGCCACGCGTTGAGCAAAGACTGGAACAAGGGCGTCACGCTCGCGCTGGAAGGGCCCGGCAAGTTCACCACCATAAGCACGATCCAGGAAGCATCGTGGGCGCTGATCGAGGACTGGCCTCTTGATGAAGGCGACGCTCTCGACAAGGCTCTTCTGACCCTTGAGCAAGCGATGAAGGGCAAGAAGTCGGCGGAAGCCGCTCGTCTGGCATTCATTGCCGCAGCGCACGAAGCAGGGATTGAGATCAAAGAGTAGCGTCATGCTGCCACCCCGCGCTTCCTCAAGGCCTTCAGGTACGCGCCCTTGATCTCCTCGAACCGGGCGATGTCGTATTCCTTGGTGGCGATCTCGGTTTCAGGACGCGGCCGCTTGGAGCCGTGGCCGTGGTCTTCGAGCCAGGTCTTTGCGCTGGCAATCCGACTTTCGAGCCAAGCGATCATTTCGGCTGGGTCGGTCATTCGGCCCTCCGACCCTTACGGCGAAGCTCACTTGCTTTGTGATCAACGCGGGCGATCGTCAGCAGAATAGGCTTCAACTCATCAGGAGCAGTGTCGTAGGCCATGACCCGGGTCGCTCGACCGCCGTTCAGCCTTGGTAGGATGCCCCGAGGGATCAGCACCCAATTCGATGGATCGGTGTTCAGCCGATCGCCGTCGATGCACTTTAGGCACATGCCTTTCGGCACGGGGCCGTTTGCCTGTTCCCAAAGGTGGATATGCTTCAGAACGTATCGACGTTCGTAGCCTGTATGCGGGTTTTCCTCGTCGATGCTGACCTCGACGTAACCGTCTTTCGAGACACGCTCGTGCCCGAGATACTTTGTGTTGTGGGGTAGCCCACCCTTCTTGAAATGGGTCTTGCGGGCGTTCGGATGCCGACCGCCTTTGCCAGGTTCGCAAGGTACGCCCTTATTAAAAGGCGTGCTGCCCTTGCCGAAGTGGCCTGTGCGGCCGGTCTTCCAACCCTTCCTCTTGCGCAACGCATGCAGATTGCCGGCTGAAACATCATCCCGCGAGAACTGCCGGCAAAAGGCCGCATGATAGTCGCCGATAGGCAGCGTCCGGTTGGCTTTAAGCCACGCCATCTCCTCATCGGAGTATTTAATCCAATGCCCTTTCATTCTGCTTTGGCCTCCAACATCGGGAGGTACTTGCCGACATAAGCGCCGTGCTCGGCCACAAGCTTGGCGCCTTTCAGCGCTAGATCAGCGTTCTGTACGATCTGCTGGCTGACTGAGACGATTGCCTCGGTTCGCTTCACCTCGTTGTCGATCTGATCGGGCGTTAAATCTTCCTCGCTCAGCCGCTCGAGCTGCGCGAAAAGATGGTTATTCAGGTCAATGAGCTTGTTCTTCATTTGAACGCCTCCGGGTTGTCTTTCAGGGCCTGAAGCCATTTGATGATGAGGGCGGCGTCAGATCCCCCTTTCCTGCCAAGGCGCGCTTCGAGTTCCTCGACGGCGAAGAAGAGTGCGTCCTCGCGTGTCCCTGCGAACTTCCCCCACTTGGGCCCGACGCGGTATGAACTTCCCTCGCTTTCGGCCATGAAGCTCGTCGACCACATCCAGAGCCCGTTCTCATGCCGATGGATTTCAATCTCCGCGCGGTCCCACACCATGCGCGGGTGAGGCAGGCGGAAGGTGAAATCAGGATCAATTGAAGCACTGAGCACTGAACCATGAGGCTCGACTGGCAAGCGCACGGGCGGGCCGCGAAGAACGTCGAAGAGGCCAAGTTGCTGCATCACTCGCCCCCGTCCTTCAGTTCCGGGCAAATCCAGTCAGCTCTATCGGCCCATCTCTGAGCCTTGGCGCGCCACCGCTTGGCGATGCGCAACCGCCTCAAAAGAGGCAATCTTCTGATCCAGCGAAGCCAGACGGGCGCGGAGTTCTCGTGCTTCAATTTTGCTCTCCTCGATCAGAGCCGCCCGTAAGGCGTCCATTTCATCGCTATCGATCCGGCGCGCGGTGCCCTCCCAAATCGATCGGGCGCGGCGGGCGGTAAATTCCTTGGTGACGCGCGGCGAAATGAACCGCACCGCTTCATAGAAAATGTTGTCGAGCTTCGTGTACCGCTGGAGCGGCCACGCATCCCTCATCAAGTTTTTAGCCGTCAAAGTCGGACTCATTACCTTCTTCCTGTCAGCTACTTCCTTGGGGCGAGAACCCAAATCCTTGTCGTTGAAACCCAACACCTTGTCGGCCTCCTGCGCTAAACCTGAACTCGTTCCACGGAGACTTCAGATGCGCAGGACAGATATCGAAGACGGCAGAGGAGAAAGCCTTGCAGGGCCTTCGCCCTCTGCCGTCGGCTCAGACCGCCGCCTGGATGCCGTAATTCCCTTCCCTTCCCGCAGAGCCAATTCCGCCGCTTCGTCTGGCTCTGCTGCTGGTGGCGATCCGCCGTCGCCGCCAGCCTCGTTCGTGCCTGTCGGTGATGCCGTCGCTGCCGTCGTGTTGAGACTGCGTGGTGGCTTCCCGAAGGTGAAAGTGCTGGCTGCCGGTCCGCGGGAGGAGGAGAAGGACCGGCAGCCCTGACGTGGGGTGTGATCAACCCCGACCACGTCAATTCAGAAGACGTGCGCCCTGCACGATCTCGTTTTCGATACGACTGGCGATGAGGGCTTCCACCTGCTCTTCGTCGTCCTGACGCCAAGCGCTCGGAGCCACCTTCGAGGCAGCGACCAGAGCCGCAGATACGAACCCGACGAAGCCGCCGACCAACACGCCTGCGAAGGCACCAGAAAGAAACTGTGTCATGCTGCTTCCCCCGTTTGGATTTCCGTATGTCGGTGAATGATGTTGAGACCGCCGTCAGACCGCTGTCGCAAAGCCTTGCGCCGGCGGATTTCGGCTTCTGCCTCTTCCCGAGTTCGGGCGGAGACTGCGCCGAGTTCGGGATCGATGACGATGGCGGTGCCGTCCTGGGTGATGAGAGTGCTCATGCCACCTCCCTCTCCTGCATGGCGGCGGTGCAGGACCGGCAATGTTTGGTGCCGTATCCGCCGCACTGCTCGCCTGGGTTCAGGCAATGAGGACGGAGTGGAGATTTGGCCGGTGCAGACCTGACGAGTGCACCGGCCGTTGCAGCGGTGGAGGTCTGAGCGGTTACATGGTCGCCTCCTGTATTGGCGGCGGCGCAATCTCGTTCTGCCGGCTCATCAAGCTCGGTCTCGCGCTCGGCGCTGGTGGCTTCGACTTTACCTTGAGCGGTCGAAGCGATTTCAGAATTGGTGGGGAGGTCAGCCGAAACCGCCTCCCCTTCGCGGCGGCCCTCACGATCCGCAAGCGTCCCGGCTCCAGTCCCGGCAGGAGAGGCTTCGGCTTGCGGACCTGCCTCTGGGGATGCCTCATCGTTGGTCGAGGGCCTCTCTTGGGTTTCGTTTGCCGTTTCCGGCGAATTGGTGTTGGTGGCTTGCCCCGATTTGGCGTCTGTATGAGCCGACTGTTCGTCGGGCCGGCCTGGACGAGCGGCAGGGCGCCCTTCCATTTTTTCGCCGCCGGCATCGGAGCTTGGTATGCTCGGTTCGCCACCGGGAACCGCCAAGGTTGCGGGCCGGCTATAACTGGACGCAGAGATTTCCTTGGCTTCGCTCTCTGCAGGCGAAGGGGGTACGATGGGGGCATCGTCCGAAGCTTGGTGTTCTTCCGCCTCTTCGTGGGCGATCATGATATCGACGGCAGCGATCAGCGCGGCGCGACCGGTTTCAGTCTGCATGCCGGTGACGACCGTATGTGCAAGCTTCGGGTCGAGGATTTCGCCCGTTACCGGGTCGAATTCTTCCTCATGCGCATGCGCACGCGAGGGACCAGCTTTAATCGCAGAAAAACCGGAAGCGCGTCGATAGGCGTCAAGGTACGTGTCGAAGATCATTTCTGCTTCTTCGACCTCGGAAGCGCCGGCCTTATCGACCTTGCGCAGGTAGGCCACGAGCTTGCCCATGACGGTCTTGTCGTAACCGGCAGCCTTGGCCTCTCCGTAGATGTCTCGGATGTCCTGGCCGATCGTGTCCTGCTCTTCCTTCAAGCGGAGGACACGATCGATGAATGCCTTGAGTTGGCTGTCGGCGCTCATGCTGCGTTCTCCGCAGTACCGAACACATCCGGGCGGATCTCATGAAGAGGCACGCCGGTGAGTTTGGAGATCGAAGGCGCTTTCTCCGCAGGAATCCGACGCGTCCCGTTCTCGTAGCGATGCCACTGGACACCGCTTACCCCGACAAGGGCGCCGGCCGCTTCGATGGAGAGGGAGCGCTCAGTGCGCCAGTGCTTGATCTTTTCCATACTGGTAAATTACCAATATGGCAATTTCTGTCAATATGGAAAATTACCAATCTGGCCATTCGATGCAAAAGATGTCGGACGTAGATTACCGGCATGGCAAAATCGAAATCCGACAAGAAGCCGACTGGGATTTTCATTGAAGAGTTGATGGAAATTAAGAGGCTGAAGAAGAAAGACTTGGCAGAGCGCATGGAGACCACGGATGCTACGGTCTCTCGCCTCCTCACGGGCGAGCGCGGCTTGGACCTCGACTGGTTTCATCGCATTGCCAAGGCGCTCGAAGTCCCCCTTTGGCAACTCTTTCAACCACCAGTGACTGAAAATCCAAAATCTCCGGAGGCGGCGCTGAGATCGGCGTTGCTGGCCTATGGGGTTGACCAGGAAGAACTTCCACAGGTCTTCAAGGCAATTAAGGGGTTCGTCTCTGACGGCGACGAGCAATCACAATCAAGCCGTCCTCATGATCAATCTGAACCCGCCAATCGCCGCCGTGAATCAACGCCATGAGCGTCGAGATTTCAGCGGCCTTCCGCTTGATGACTGTTTCCGGTGGCGCCGGTGCAACTGCTCCTGCAGCTTCAAAAAGGCCCGCGACGATCTCCTCGTTGCGGGTCTTGTACTTGGGTCTGATCCTATGAATGATTGCCACTGAATTTCCCTACGCCCGGCCAACCAAAAACCAGAACTAATAGTGAACAAAGGGCGCAGACATTTCAAGACTACGGAGCCCACGCACAACGCTTAAGTGTGCAAGCGTTTGATTCATGAGGATTAATAATTGCCCACTGTTCCCGATTTCATAGCAGAGTTGGTGAGAGCGGCTAACGAGGTGGAGAAGCTTGACGACTTTGGGAAGCGCCGGCTGCTAGAGCGTGCTGTGACAACGATCCGCGATATGCGGGAGACCGTCGGCATCCCGCAGAACCAAACCGCAAGGGACGTGGTCATCGATCTGCAGACAACAGCCTGGGCGATCGAGAAAGGAATTCGGACAGACGAGGACGTGAAATCCGCCCTTCTCGAGGCCGCTGGCATGATCCGGGATCTGTATATCGTCGTGGATACAGGGACGGAAATAGCGTTCGACGGAGGGACGACACATGAAGGGGAAGATTAGCGCCTATGATTTGCTGAATTCGGGTTATCGGAAGCTTGACGAGGAAACGCTGAAATGAGCAAGCAGGAGACAACTCCCGATGAGATGCTTGAAACTGCGGCTATCATCCACTCAGCGACCACGGCAATCCTGCTCGCGCTGACCAAAACGCTCGAAGAGGCTGGCGTAATGCGTGCGGAACACTTCGAGGCGAATGTCCGGATGCTCGCTGCGCGGACCGCTCGCGAGAAGTCCACTTCGATGGCCGCAGTGATGTTAGACTTTGCGGACCAGCTCAACCGAGATGAGCCAGAGGGAAGTGCGTGAGCCTGCTCGCCGGCTTCATTGTGGAGCTTGTGCGCGCCGCCAACGAGGTTAATAAACTCCGCGACGATGAGAAATGCCGGCTCCTGCAAAGAGCTGTGAGGACCATTCGCGATTTGCGGGTAGAGATCGGCATACCCGAGAGCGCTTACATCAACGATGCCGCGATCGAGCTGCTGGAAGCGTATGCCCAGATCAAGGACGGCAGGTCCGACGCCGATGTCGTTCGCGCCGCCCTCCTCAAAGCCGCGGGCATGATCCGGGATCTGAAGATCATACGGGATGCAAAGGATGAAGTGATTGACGGAGATGCGACACATTAAGTGTCATGCCGATTACTCCCATCAGGCCCCGATTAAACTGCAAAAGCTCCCCACCGTACCGAAATCCAGGAACATGACCTCGTCACGAAATTGAATGCGTGCGAAGTTTGTGATCTGCTTTCATGCGCAGATCCCCTCCTGACCTACCCCGCCGGCTTTCGGTGGGGTATTTTTTTGGCAACAGCATTGCCTAGGGTCCGCTGACCCTGCTTAGGAAGGGTGATCGACACGAGACGTCAGGAGGAAGCGAGATGAGTTTGAGGCTCCGCCCGTTGCTCCACTTGATCAAACTCGATGGGATCTAGCGTTATGCCAAGGCGCTTGCGATGGCCACTCGCCCAGGCAAGAGCGTTTTCGCGTATTAGAAATTCGCGCTCATCAACCAGGCCGTCGTTTACTCGAACGAGCCATTTGTCTCCGTTGCGGAGCACTTCAACTGACGGCATGGAAATTGATCCGGCTTGGTGCTGAAGGCCAGAGTGGCAGCAATCCGCCTGAGTGTCGAATCGTTTTAAATGTTGCCGGCTAAAGGACGCCTCGCGCCGGTCATTCACCTTCAGTCCGCGCTGAGATTGCGCACGGATTCACTCCTCCTTCTGCTCAAATACTGCGTCCGTTCTCTCTTTCTGGCTACTCGGATGCGTAACCAGTGCATTTCGGCCGAAAACAAAATTACCATTTCGGCAATTTCATAATTGACATAATTTACCAAAACGGTAATCTTTACCTCATCAGCCGCCCCGAACACCTCGCAAGAGAAGCTCCGACGGGACGGCGGCAAGATGAGGACCGGCAATGCAGCACTTCGAGCAAATGAACCGCACGACCGACGCGCTCCGCTTCGCCGTGCAGGATTTGTCGCAAGCCATCGAGCGCGCCCGCTGCAAGCACCGCAAGGGCGAGATCATCACCGGCTGGAACTATCTGCGCCAGATCAGGGATGTCTATGAGCTGCAGGCGCGAGCCTCGGCGCTCGGTGCGACCGGCCCGCTCGTCGCGCCTCTGATGCCGGACGTCTTCAATGACCAGCTTGTCGGCCGCACCGCCGAGGAGCGCAAGGCACTGGAATGGAACGGCGTGTTCGCCCGCTTCCCGTTCCCTATCCCCCACCATTTCAAGATCGCAGCGGAGTAACCGCAATGAAATCGACTGAAATCTATGAGGCTTCGACGTTGGCCCGCACCGTTTCCAAGAGCTTGGATATAGCCGTCGCGATGGCCGACTACGGTCACGACGCTGACGCTCAATACCGAGTGAACATCGCCCACGCGGCATTCATGAGCCTCGCTGACCAACTCGGCTACCGCGTCGAGAAGATCACCGCTGACCCGGCGCGCACCCTCGCCTATGTCGATGCAGGCCGTCCGGTACGCGGCGCCAACCTCTCGGAGGTGTCGGCATGAGCGAGAAGGCCTACACAATCGAAGTAGATTATGCGCCAATCCTCAAGGGCGAGATCGATATTCCGAATACAGAGGACGTGGATCCTCTGCTCTTCCTCACCAATCTCGCATCCGGCGGTCATAGCTGGGTTCCGCAGTGGGGATGGGGGAAGATCAACGGACGCAAGAACTGGACTCAGTTCTTCCTCACCCCCGCCGGAATGGGCGGAAGGTTCGACGGTGGAGGCTATGCCGTCGTCTATCGCACCGGTCGCTATGACCAAGAGGCGAAAAAGATGATCCACCAGCCGATCGTCGTCCGCTTTGCCATCTGCAAGCACGAGAAGATCGCCGGCATTGGAGCGAACCCTTTGCGCGGCTGGCATCCCGGCTCCTGCAAACACTGCGGTCTCGATATGACCGTCGACAGCGGGGATTAATCCATGAGCCAGAGCAAGATAGATCGCCACGAGCTTTCCGCGCCGCTCTCTAGGAGCAGGCCGGTGCGTGACTGCCCTATCCGAGCCTTTGACGGCTGCTCCTGCGCTCCCGGAGAGTGCCGGTCCCGCGCCGTCGATCTTGGCAGGTTCCAGAAGCGAACCGTTCCCCATTTCACGCCCTGCTCCCGCATAGCCCTCGCCTTCCTGGCTTGGTTCGCGGTGTCGGCGGCAATCCTTCTAACCATCAACGAGCTGCGGGACATGGAACGGCAGCAGCAACTGGAGGCACGCATATGACCGAGAATGCTTGGCATTGGTGGCAAGAGGCTCTTGCCGGCCGGATCGGGCCGATCCACGACGGACACCCGGAGCAGGGATACTACCGGACCCGCTTCAAGGATAAGCCGTGGGAACCGGTCGCAATCTGGTTCGAGGACGGCGAATGGCACGCGCTGCGCGGCGAGCGCAAGGTTGATGCGTCCGATATCTGGACTTGGTGCTGCCGGAACCCGATCACCTATGAAGCCTATACCAAGGCTGTCGAAGGTGCCGGCTGGGATGACGAACCGGAAGCTCCGGCTATCGGGCACAATCTGCCCGATGATCCTTTCGAGGCCCTGCAGGTCGAGTTCGAGGCGGAGAAGGAGCAGGCCGAAGCGTTCTTGAAACAACCGATCAAGACGCAAGCCGAAGCCGACCGCGCGGCGATCTGGTCCAAGCGCCTCTCCACCATCGCAAAGAAGGCGACCGATCTGCACAAGGTTGAAAAGCAGCCGCACCTCGACGCCGGCCGCGGTGTCGACAACAAGTGGCGCGAACTCAAGGAAGAGCCGGACGCCCTGAGCAAAAAGCTCAAGCGCCACATGGACGATTACCTGCGCGAACAGCAGCGGATCGAAATGGAGCGCCAGCGCAAGGCACGAGAAGAAGCCGACCGTATCGCCCGCGAAGCCGAAGAGGCACGCCTCGCCGCCGAAAAAGTGGCTGCAAAAAAGATTGCTGACGGAATTTCGGACGCGGCGGCAATCGCAGAACACAACAACCGAATCGCGGAAGCCGAGCGCCTTGCCGAGCAGGCGGCGCAGGCCGAGCGTGACGCCCAGGCTCGGAACATGTCCGCCGGCCGGACCGGCGCGCGGGTCGCGCTGCGCACCTTCGTATCCGCCCGGATCGTCGATTACGACAAGGCGCTTAGAGCCTTAGGCAACCATCCTGAAATGAAAGCGCTTGTCGAAACGCTTGCGAACCGCGCTGTCCGGGCCGGCGTCGAAGTGGAAGGCGTCGAGCGCTTCGAGGAGCAGAGGGCGGCATGATGACCGAAGCAGCACCCCGCACGATCGTCGCCGTCAAGTTTGCCTGGGAGAAAGGCGAGAAGACATACGACTATTTCGCCGACTTTCCCGTTGAAGTCGGTCAGCGCATCTACGTGCCGACCAAGCGCGGCGAGGCAAAGGTCGAAATCATGGCGACTAAGACCGAATCCCAGATGGCTTCGGTCGCCGCTCTCCGTCCAGTCGAAGACCTGCGCACGGAAGAAGAGAAGCAGGCCAAGTACCCCAATGGACAGCGCATGTTCTCGGAAGACCGAACGATGCTCAATGAACGGGGCAATCGGTCGATCTTCGACGACGTCGATCGATAGGAGAAATCCATGAACGCACACGTTCCGGCACTCACTGGCGGCGGTCAGGTCATTGCCATAGTCCCTCAGACCTTCGAGGAAACCTTGCGCGTGGCGCGCGCCGTCGTCGCTTCGGGCCTCGCACCTGCCGCGCTGGTCGGGAAGCTCACCGGCGACGATGCGGCGGCGGCCGTCGCCGTCGCCATCATGTCCGGCGCTGAGCTCGGGCTCAAGCCGATGGTCAGCCTTCGGAGCTTCACGGTCATCAACGGCAAGCCCGCGCTGTACGGCGACGGCCTGATCAATGTTGTCCGCATGTCCGGCAAGGTCGCGTACCTGCGCACCGGCTGCGAGGAGCAAAACGGGAAGATGGTCGGCTTCTGCGAGGCCAAGCGCTCCGACACCGGCGAAGAGAAGCGCGTCGAGTTCAGCCAGGATGACGCGATCCGCGCGCGCCTCTGGGATGAACGGGCCACCGTCAAAAAGCAAGTTTGGGAGAACGGGCAGAAGGTCTGGCGGGACAACGTTCCGAACGACGCGCCCTGGTACCGTTTTCCGAAGCGCATGCTGGCTTGGCGCGCGGCGGGTTACTGCCTGCGCGAACTGTTCGGCGACGTTCTCGGCGGTATCCGCGACGAGTTCGAGGCTCGCGAGATCGCGGACGCCGAAGACATGCGCGACGTCACCCCGCCGACGTCTGAAAGTAAGCCCACTCCGCCTAAGCCTCCCGCGCCGCCGGCGCCGCCGACCGCGAAGACGATCGACGCCGAGCCGGCCAAGGAGGAGCAGCCCAACGAAAGCGAGTTCGACCTCGGGGCTTTCCTTGAGGAAATCGAGACTGCGCTCGCGGGCGCCAACGATGAAGCGAGCGTCGAGGAAGTCTGGAACGACTTCGACGCACCCGCTCTCCTTGAGACGGAAGGCCATGCCGACATGATCGACGCGGCCTTTTCCATCAAGGCGCGCCGGCTCGCCCAGCTTCACCCGCTGAATGGTGGCTGACCATGGGTCGCGCGCTTCTCGTCCTGGCAAACGATGCATTCCGCCAGAAGGCGATCGACTGGATACGTCGAGCGCCAAGGGATGCCCGCGTCGAGTTCAAGGGCCCGAAGCGCACGACACCGCAGAACGATCGCATGTGGGCCATGCTGACCGATCTTTCGCTCCAACTCGCCTGGCACGGCCAGCAGCTTACGCCGGAAGACTGGAAGCTCGTGATGCTCGACGCGCTGCGCCGGGAGAAGTCCGAGCAGATCAGAATGGTCCCGAACACCGACGGAAGCGGCTTTGTCCCGCTCGGAACTTCGTCATCCGACCTGTCCAAGGACGAGATGACCGACCTCATCGAAATCATCTTCGCCTTCGGCGCCCAGCAGGGCGTCGAATGGTCCGAACCCAAAGGAAAAGCGGCATGAGCGAAGCTCTCGTCTACCTCATCAAAAAGGGCTCGTATTTCTATCGCCCGAACAAGCAGGGTTACACCAGTTTCAAGTTCGACGCCGGCCGATACACCAAAGATGATGCTGAAGCCGAGGCCGCGATCGAGCCATGGCACATGAAAGCCGTCCATCAGGACGAAGTGCCGGACGATACCGCTCCTGATCGGCACGTCGCCGGCTTGCAAGCCAAGATCGACAAAGCCGGCGCAGCAATCAAATATCTGCTCGACCGGTCTCAGCGCGACGACAAGCTCTATTACCAGATCGGCTTTGGCACCGAGGCTTTCCGCCTCCTGACTGATGCGCACGCCGCCCTTACCGGCCAAGATGTGAAGGATGTTGAGGCGAGGTACTGCAGATGATTGACTGGCAGAAAACCGCCTCTCACGTCATCGGCGAAGTTCACCGAAACCTGCCGGCCGATGCCGACCTCGCCGCGCGAAAGAAGGCGCTCCGCGCTGCGCGCCCTTGGGAGTTCGGCTCGACGAGCTGGGGCCGGAAGGTCTGGGCGAAGCACTCCCGCACCTACCTCGAAAAATTCGGCCTGCCGCCGCTCAAGGCGAAGTCTATCGAAAACCACCTCTCACCGCTTGAGCGAATGATCGCCAAGGCAAAGGGAGCGCAAGCATGATGATTAGCCGCCGCACCCTTCTTGTGAGCGCATCTGCCGCCGCGATCGTACCGGCCTTGCTCAAAATGGCATTTCCGGCTTCCGTCGCCGCGGTCGAGGCCGTGAAGCCCACAACCACGATCTGGGTAGCTGGTCACGCCGGGGATTTCGATTGGCACCCGTTTCACGCCGAAAGCCGGATCGATGCCCTTCGCCAAGCGCTTTACCACCACAACTTCGGCACCATGTCGGAAGTCGATGAACTTCTTGCGTTGCCCGAGGCTGAGCTAAAAAAGAAGCTTGATGCCGCTTGGTTTGGAATTGACCGAGTGCCATCAATGGATGGCCTGCAGCCGGAAGAGATTAAGCCGCATCACTGGATTGACGCGGGAATGGGCGCTTTCTGTCAGCGTTGCGACAGTGAGTGCTACGGCGGCGACGGTGGCCGCGTATTCGGCGCGGAAGTCGTCTGCGAAGACTGCACAACCATTCCCGATTTACTCGGCGGCGATGAAGACGATGTCGAGATGGCAGAGGAGCGCCTGACGGAGTGGTTTCTTGGCCACGACTGCGACGAACAGTCTGTGCGCAAGCAGATGTCGAAAGACTTCGATCCCGACCTTATCCCAACCGACATTTGGCAGAAGTGCCTCGCCGAAGCGAGGGCCGCAGCATGAGCAATCGTCTGCAACGTCTCGCTGCACGCGCATTCGAGCGCAAAGGCCTGAAAGGTGGCTGGGGTCACTGGCGTATCACCAGCCTGCCCGATGGCATTCCCGGCGGCAATGGCTGGTGCAAGGAAGTCCGCGAGGCCCGCGCCAACAACATCTATGTCGTCCTGATCCGACCATTCCTCGACGAGCAGGGCAATGAGGTCATCCACCTTGCCATCCGTACCGCCTCGCAGCTTGAGCCGCCGTGGCGGGACATGCAGCGCATCAAGAACGAAATCTGCGGGGAAGAGGCCACAGCCGTCCAGGTGATGCCGCCCGCATCCGAGCTGATCGATGAGGCCGACATGTATCACATGTGGGTTCTGTCGAGCCGCCTACCCTTCACACTCGCTTATCGGAGGGCAGCATGACCACCATCAACGATCACCTCAAGCGCTATCCCAACGCCCGACCATCCACCCTCGCCTATCTCGCCCGCCGGGAAGAGACGACGGAACGCCTCCGGAAGGAAGTCGAAGCCGCGAAGCGCGCGAAGGGCTCTTGGTTCCGGCGCCTGTTCGGGAGGCGAGGATGAGCCGCACGGAATTCTCCCGGAAGACGAAACAGGAAGCCCTGCAGCGCTCCGGTTACCGTTGCGAAGCCTCCGGCCCTCGGTACGGCTTCAACGAAGGCCAGCGCTGCAATTGCGACCTCTCGCTTGGCGTCCAGTTCGACCACAACGTTCCCGACCAGCTCGGAGGCGATAATAGCCTCGAGAATTGCATGGCGGTCTGCGTACAGTGCCACAAGTTCAAGACCCGCAACGATGTTCGCCAGATCAGGAAGTCCGATCGTCAGCGAGACAAAGCCCGCGGCGTGATCCGACCGGCCGGCAAGATCAAAACCGGCGGGTTCCCCAAATCCGAAAAATCAGAACGCCGGCAGGCGAAGCCACAGCTTCCCCCGCGCCCGCTCTTCGAGGCAAAGCCATGAGCACCGAAACGAAACCCTTCGCCTGGTACTGGTACGATGCCACCGGCTGCCTTTTCATCACTGGCGACGATCGCAAGCCGGACGTGCCGGCCGGCGCCAAGCCGCTCTATACCTCCCCACCACCCGAGGCACATGTGAGCGGTGACGGCAGTCTCAAGATCGCGCTGGAAATGACCGGCTGCCAAAACGAGGAAAACCTGATCGACATGGCGAACGTCGGCAACTCGCTCATGGAGCGGATCGACAGCCTCGTTTCCATGCCAGGCCCTTACCACCGATGGTCTCCTGCCGACGATCCGGCAGAGATCGTTTTCGATTTGGTCAACGACCTGGACGAGCTGCGCGAAGCAAATGCGAAGATGAAGGCTGCTCTTGAGCCTTTCGCCAAGTTCCGTAGCCCAGGCCAAGTCGGCACCTACGAGGATCGCATTCGGCAGCATTTCTCTCCGGAGAACTTTGCATCTGCCCGTGATGCCCTCGCCACCACGGAGGGCTCGGCCGGTGCAGATTGAGATCAAAGGAAAAATCTCCGCCGATCCGCGCGACCGTGTTCTCGCGATAGAGGCTGTCACGAAAGCCATATGCCAACAAACCGGCCAAGACCCGGCGGAGGGCGTCATGATGCTGCTGACCGCCGCCGCTCATCTGACGATGACGTATTCCCGCAAGCCGGCGGAGCAAAACCTGATGACGCTCGCCAGTGCTCTCGGCAATGCCACCGTCGCAGCCGACGACTTTTTCAAGCTCAAGCCCGTCGAGGTGAAGCGATGACCGCTAAGCCTTTGCCCTGCCCGTTCTGCGGCGGCGAGCCGACCATCATCCGCAGAACCGGCGCATATGGAGTGAGATGCACCTGCGAAGGAAAGCGGTTCCTGCACACCTACGGCAAGACGGAAACGGAAGCGGTAGAAAGCTGGAACGAACGGAGGTCTTCGGACAATCAGCCTGTGGATAATTACGGGGAAAGCGGGGATTGATGGCGAAGGAAGCTGTAATCCCGACCGGATGCTGGCCTGCTGTCCTTCGAGACGAGCTTGCGGCTGCCTATGCCGGCGAGAAGACGGTTGACGCCTTCATGAGCCGAGTTGGCACGATATGGCCGCGGCCGTTCATCGAAACGGGCACCGGCAAAGGGAAATTCCGAGCTTGGCGGAAGAGCGATCTGGACAGGGTGATCGATCCCGAAAGCGTCGGAGGAAGCCCGGAGGCGTGGTGATGATCCCTGTCGCCATGCCAAAATACACGTCTTTCAAGACACTTGCCGACGGCTCGACCGGTTATTACTGGACCTGCCCGGCGCGGTACCGGAAAGCCGGCTGCCCTTTCAGGGCTGCAGCGCTCGGCACCAATCTCCCCCAGGCAGAGCTATATGCTGCCGCGAAGGTTTGGAATGATCGGCTCGACGCTTGGCGCGCAGAGCGCAACAGCGCCGCCGCGCCCGACACATCGCGCTTCGGAACGGTGGAGTGGCTGGTGAACACCTATCTGCGCCACGACAGCTTCCTCGAGCATGTATCCGAATTCAGCCGCCCGGATTACCGCCGCGTATTCGATCGCGTCTGCGCAACCGAGATTGACCGGCCAAACGGGATGAAGGGCCGCATCGGAGACGCAAAGGTCAACAACATAGCCGTCACGACCGCCGAGAAGATCTACAAGAGCTTTCAGACCGACGGCGCCAACCGCACATCGGAGAAGGTGGTCACCTATTGCAAGGCCATGTGGAAGCGGATGAAGCCGCATTATCCGGAACTCTTCCGCACGGACACGCCGAACCCATGGGAAGGCGTGACGCTCAAGAAGAGAACGAAGAAGACAAAGGGCCACGTCGATCGCGAGACGACATACAAGTTTGCGGAAGGCGCGATCAGGCTCGAACGCCCCGAACTGGCAGCGGCCGCCGTGCTGGCCTTCGAGTTCTTCCTACGCCCGTCTAACATAGGCGCGGGATACGCGGCATGGACCGGTTACAGAGGTGAGAGCGCTCCCGACAAGATCGTATTCACCCACAGGAAGACCGGAGAGCGCGCGGAGCACCCTCTTGAGTACGTGGACGAGGATGGAGCGCTGATCGCGCTCTACGCCCAAGCTGAGGCGATTTTGAAGCAAGTGCCCAAATACGGTCTCTCGATCGTATGCCAGAAGAGCGGAAAGCTTTTCGGGGACGGAACGCGGCTATCGCAGGACGTTCGAGATATTGCCGACAAGCTGACCGAAGAAGGGGCGCTTGAGCCAGGGTTCACCTTGGACGCTGCGCGCCACGGCGGATTGACGGAGCTGGAAGAGCAAGGCCTGACGGAAGGTCAAGGCAGGGTGCTGTCGAAGCACAAGACCGCGACCGCCTATCGCGGATATGCGAAGGAGACCGAAAAGCGCGTCCTGGAGGCCACAAAGCGCCGATTTGGACATTCTGAACAGCCCGAATTGTTCAGCAAAAACAATGGTCAAAAAACAGAGAAAAACGGCTAATTTGCAGGCCGAAATTCAGAACGGCCATTGAAAACATTCAAAGATGTTTGGATTTGCAGTCCTCTGCGTCACCACTCCGCCACGAGGCCGTCCGATGCTGTAAAAAGCGAGTGGTGGCCGGGCATTAGAACGAATCTACAATGTGCGCAATACCCTTCGTCCGGAACCCGATCTTTTTTGTGAACAGCCGCTCGAATTATGGGAGCTCGAAAGGCGGAAATGGAATGGGAAAATCCCTGCCGTAGTCGAATTCCTCAATAACGTTCTGTAAGCCCCATGGACCAGGGGTACTCGCATCAAATCGGCGAAGCGTTCTGGTAAAGCGGCCGTCTTCCTTGCCTATCCATATCTCCGTGTATGCCGATTTTTTGCCGCGCCTCCAATGTCCTCGGAAATGTTTCGACGGGATGCGGTAGACGACCTCGTCTTCCAACTGTCGGCAATCCCAAATGACAGGGCCGGCAGCGGTCATGGTCGTAAGGAAAGGACGCGGTGCCTCCCTCCACGGCTTATCAAAGAAGCGAGAATAGATGCGTTCATCCGCGAATTTTTCCAAGCCGATATATGTTTCCACGCCGTTAGATCTCAGCTCGTAGAACCTTCTTATGTATCTCCCGGAGTTGGCCGTTCGCATATAAGCGCGGTTGACCTCTTCGCAGGCCGGATTTTCACCAACTTGACGGGAATCTGCGCCATGTGTGCGCGGATCATCGAAATTCGCAAAGACAGGAGCGGGCTGCAGAAGAGCAAGAACAAGCGGAAAAATCAGCTTTCTCATGTGGCTTCCGGGAATCAGGCGGGATCACAACCTATCCGATAGCACATCCATATCCCTGCGCTAGTTGCATTCTGCAGCGCTGGAATATTTCCCTTTGACGAGACGCAGCGATCCTTTCCTGCCCGCCTCAGAAAAATATCCCCGCGCCATCGGAACCAAACGCTCTGCTGGATGTTCTCGACGCCGACAGGGTAGCGATATGAACATCATCCAAGACAATCATGAAATCCGCTGGAGCCGGCCGGTTCGCGTGCAGGTCGGCTATGGATTTCCGGAAAAAGTGCATGGGCCGAGGGAGGCGCTCGACTACCTGACCCATCGATGGCCGGTACGCGAAGGCACCTATTATCTCAAGGCATTGAAGGAATGCGCCGCCTCGCTGCAGAGGCGGATGCCCCTGGAACGGGTGCGGCGGACCTTTGTCCTGGCAAGCATAGAGGCCAGGATGCTGGGGTAA